GCCGCATTTGCGGCTTTTCAATCCGGCAACCTGATCGCCCGCACCACCGGCCCCGATGGCAACGATTACACGGTACGCATCTCGCAAGCAGGGCTCACCGCCACCGCGACCGATTACGCCGTGACCGAAGCGCTGGCCGTTGGCGCGGAAGAATTCACCGGCGAGCAATACAACTTCGGCGCCCCGCAAATCGAACCCGAGGGCACCGTCCCACCCGACGCGCCCCGCCTGCGCTTTGGGGACGACGTAACGGTGTACCGACACTGGCGCGAATTTCGGGACAGCCGCTACCGCTACCACTTCAGCCCGGCCATCCAACGCGCAGTGCCCATCGGCACGCGGGTGTATGCGATCACCGAGGGCCGCACCGTCACCATTTACGACGGCGCCACCCTGGCACAAACCATCACCGGCATCACCACGCTCTACTCGCTGGTGTCCGCCATCCGCGACACCAGCGCGCTGCTCGACTACACCGGCGTCATCGCCGCAGACCGCCGGCCAGGCGGGATGGCCTGCGACGATTTGTCCGTGTACCCAGCCAGCTACAGCGCCGGCAGCACGCGCGATGGCACCACGTACATCCGGCGCGCAGTGGTTGACCTGACCGTGGCCGCCACGGCGCCCACCGAGCTGCTGCGCATCGAATGCACCGGCGCCCCGATCCCGGGCGCCGAGATATGGAGCGTCACCGGCTCGGTCAGCGACGACCTGGGCACCGTGATCACCGGCGAGGCGTTCAGCGCGGGCGCCTACGGGTTCACGGTCCCGGTCCAGTTGGCGCCGTCCACGGCGCCCGAGGGCGAATTCGCCGCCTACCTGGAACTGCTTGACCGCGTGGAAGGTTCGGTCATCCCGTCGCTGTGCGTGAAAAACCCGCGGCTTGGCTCTGAGGCCAAGACCGCTACCTACGTTTTCGAGTGGCGACCGCACCCGGCCGCCGCTTGCGACTGTTCTACCATCCCCGTCGTCGGCGGGCCGAATAACACTTTCCTGGGTGTCACCACTGGAGGTGCGGCTGTGGCAACACTGCCCGCTGCAATCAAGACGCTTTACGACCAGATCGAGGACTGGCGGCTCGGCAGTCACCATCTGAACTGCTACTTCACCGTCACCGATGACGATGCGTACATCACGACGCTGCTGTCCGGCCTGCACGAATTGATGCAGGGCTCCGCCACACAACCGACCGATCTTTACGGCGGGTATGTAACCGCTCTTTTCCAGCGCGTTTCGGCTATCGCCAAGTTCGAACAGGCCGACATTGCTGCAGTGGAACTGGTGGCCAACACCTTCCAGCAGCATTTGCTCGCGATCTACACCGAAATGGGCGGCTCTGGCGCGCTGGATTCGGCGGTAGAAACTGAGTTCCAGACGCAGTGGGATTTCATCGTCGACAAGTTGTCGCCGCTCATGGTCGCCACGAACACGGGCGCCCCGACGTGGAAGACACAGGTATTCAGCACACTGCAACTCCCGAACGACGGCGGCAACCCGGCAGCAGAGGTTGAGGCAATCATGATGCGCGCCATCGCGGGCGCTCGGAACCTGACCAACGACCTTGGCCCGCTCACGCGCATGGTGCAGGCGTGCTTGGGCAAGGTCTACATTGCCGGAGACATGCTGCGCCCTTTTGAGTCCGCCACGCTGACAGGGAATTCAGTGTGGCAGGATCATGACCTACCATTTTGGTTTGTGAGCCAGGACGGCTTTCTGCCAATTCAACCCGGCTACGGCTACCACTCCGCGCGAATGGAGCCTGACCCGGAAGCCGGCGAAGACGTGCCGACGTCGACGCGGGAATTCTATTTCGGCCCGGCCATCGGTTGCGTGGAAAATCTGCGCGTCGGCGACAAGCTGATCGTGAAAACGACGCCCTACGCCAACGGCCGCAGCACCTACCAGCAGGGCGATTACATCGAGTACGAGATCGTGCGCGCCGATCCGGTCGCCCTGGGCGGCGGTCAGAGCGGCAACGATACGATCCAGTTCGGTGTCCGCGGCTCCGTCGTTGGAGCGCTCGAACCGTACGACTTGCTGACGACTGCGCCGACCAGCTACATCAATGGCGGCCTATCGCTGACGATCACACCGGGTGCGCTGCCATTCGCCCCGGGCGACCGCTGGACCTTCAGCGCCGAGGGCGGCGAGGCGCGCTACCGCATCGACGGAGGCAGCTGGACCACCGTCGACATCGCGGCCACGGTGTCGCTGGCGTCCGGCATCAGCGCGGCATTCATCGCCGGCGCCACGCCGTCCTGGGCGGTGGGCGATACGTATCAGTTTGAGATGCTCGCCAGCTCCGGCGTGGGCCGCTCCCGCGCGCCCGATGACGAGTCGATGGCGTGGACCGGATCGACGCTGATCAACATCACCCCGTCCGGCAGCGGTGCCTCCGATACCCTGCTACTGGCCGCGCACACCATCCCGAGCACGGCGACGGTCACGCTGACCGGCAGCAATGACAACTGGGCCACCACCGTGTTCACGCAGGTAGTGCCGTGGGCCAGCGGATCGATGGCGGTGCTTTTCGACTCGACCACCTGCGCCAAGTGGCGCCTGGCGGTCACGGACACCGGCACCATCGGTTGGGCCTATCTGGGCGTGCCGCCGCGGCCGATCGTGCAGGGCACGGCGGACACCGTAGAGCACGGCATCTGGCAGCGCCGCGCACGGCTAGCCAATGGTCAGCGCACCCGCGCACTCGGCGGCACGATCACACACGACAGCTGCACGCAGGCGTCGATCGAAGGCCTGCTGACGGCGCTCGAGTACTCGCAGACCTACGACGATGCGCGCATCGGCGCCGTATCGCCCGAGGGTGAGGCGACGCTGTGCACCGTCGCCGACGAGGTCGACCTCGACGACGCCTATGGATTCCAGCCCGCCGCGGCATCGCGCCGCGTGGGCCTTTCACTCACGCTGACCCCGAGGTAAGGCAATGAGCACCATTCGCTACTCCGACGCCGCATCCAACGCCATGCTGGACAGTGGCCTGGTGGCGTACATCAACACCGGCGCCGGCGCACCCGAAATCGAGTACTACAACGGGACCATGCCGGCCACGGGCGACACCGCGATCACCACGCAGACTCTGCTGGCCACGCTAACGTGCTCGGACCCGTGGGAAGCTGGCGCGGCTGCCAGTCGCTCTGTCGCCGCCGACACGATCACCGGCGCCAATGCCGTGGCCGATGGCACCGCGACCTTCGCCATTCTGCTGAACGGCAACGGTGACCGCGTGGCGCTGATGGACGTGGGCAACTTGTCCAGCTCGGCGGCCATCAAGATGAGTTCGACGGCATTCGTCACCGGGCAGCCGGTGTCGATGACGTCGCTGACGATCAGCATCCCCGCGACCCTGACCGGCTAACGTGACCGGATCGGGCGAACTCGTCGCCGGTGCGGTAGTCGCAGGCAGCGGACACGCAGCAGCGACTGGCACCGGCACGCTCATCGCTGGCGGCATTGCCGCTGGCGCTGGCGTTGCCGCGCCAACCGGCGCCGGTACGCTGGTTGGCGGTGCACTGTTCTCCGGCGCCGGGTATATCGCGACCACCGGTACCGGCGCCCTGGTTGCGGGTGGTATCGCGGCAGCGACTGGCAACGAGCACCCGCGCGGTACCGGCGCACTGATCGCGGGCGCACTATTCGCGGGCGCGTCGAACGGCGGCGCCCTGGTTGCCGGCGCAGTGTTCTCAGGTGTCGGTACCGCGGGATATGCCATCGACGCTCAGGGCATCTGGATACACATCCACACCACCCCGCCAGCGCAGGTGTACCAGCTGGACGCCCTGCGCGACCGCATGAACCCGCTGCATCCGCGGTTGCGCGTGCCCTTCAGCGTCAGCGATACCGCAGCCACGCTGGGCGCGCAGAACGACTCCTTCCGCATCAGCCTGCAGCGTCCGTCCGATCGGCTCCGCGGCATCTTGTCGGCGCAGGCGCCCTACGGCGTGCGCGTCGACGTCATGGACGGCGGCACCCTGTCGCGCACCGGCATCATCGATGGCGTGGCGGCGGATGCCGGCGGCGACTTCGAACTGGATTGCCAGTCCGCCGGCTGGACCGACGACTTGCCGCTGCGCACCAACGCAGACCTTGGCATCTTCCGCGACGTCGAGCGGCTGCCATGGCGCTACGGGCGCGCAGTGCCAGGCAAGTGCGTCCGCCTGGGCGCCACCGGCAAGCGCTGGTTGTGGGCAGACCACGCCAGCAGCCGCATCGCATCCGTCACCGTCGACGCGCTGCCCTACGATGGCTGGCAGTGGCGCAATGAGACCGACACCGCCGGCAACGCGATCACCGTCATCGAAACCGTCGACGCGCTGGAAGAGGGCGCCGACGTGGTCGCGGTGGGCGACGGCGCCATCGATGTGCTGTCCGGCACCCTGATGACCAACCCGGCCGACATCGTCGGCGACCTGTGCCGGCGTGGCGGCATCACCATCGACCGCGGCGACCTGGCCGCGTTCCGCGTCGAGTGCCACGCGCGCCTGCTTGAGATCGCTGGCAGCATCGAATCCGGCAGCCTGCAGTCCGCCCTGGTCAGCATCGCCGACTCGATCTACGCCGCATTCAGCCGCAGCCTGCCAGGCCTGATGCGCCTGCGCCCACGCAGCGCGCCCACCGTCACCATCCGCGCCGCAGACACCCAGGCCGGCAGCGCATCCCGCGCCGACATCGCCACGCGCCTACGCATCCGCTACGCGCTTGAGGATGGCAAGCCGCGAGCGTCCATGGAGCTACGCGCCGCAGCAGTCGAAACTCTGCGCGGTCAAGTCGTCGCGGAAGTTACGCTGCCATGGGTCACTGACGCGCGAGTAGCCGCAGACGTTGGTGGGCGAATCTTGGGCGACCGTGCACGGCCACGCTACACCGTCCGCGCGGCTCGCCAGCAACGGCGCATCGTGCCAGGCGAGGGCATCACAGCATCGGTCCCGGCGCTCGGCCTAAGCGGCGCTGCGCTGGGCACGGCGTCGGCGA